CGGTTGTTGACTAGGTTGATAAGTATGTCTTTACGTTGGGCATGATATTGCCTACGTTCTGACTCGCTACGTTGATCTGAGTTACTTTGAAGGGTAGGCAACCCTTTGAGCTCCAAATTGGAGACCACATTGTGTCTGGCGTTATGCTCTCGCATACCTGCCCTGCCAGAGTACCGCTTGCCGTCAATGGGGGAGACAAAGTCAGGCATGTCGGGTATAAACCCAGCGTAGCTGCCGCCAGAGTCGCCCCTGGCCTTGCGGATAGCTTCGTGATCTTCCTTGTCGATCAACTCGCCATTGATTTGTACGTAGCATTTACGGGCCATTGCTATTTTCCTTTGCTTGAGTTGCCTTAGCCTGAGCCGCTTGAAGATCAAAAGACAGCTTCTTTTCTTCAAACACCAATTCCATTTCTTGTATACGCAACTGCATCGCGGCTTGTTGTTGCTCCAAAGCCATCTGCTGAGCTTGCATCCGCAAAGACATCTGATTCATTTGCTCTGTGAACTGCATTTCTTGTTGAGATGCCTGCTGATCCATGGCAAACTTTTGCTGGTCAACTTGAGCTTGCTGAGCAGCCTTTTGTTGGGCTATCTGGGAGTCCTGCTGAGCCTTCACTACCTGTGGGTCAGGTGGTGGCGGAGCCTTCGGTTGTTGAGACTGCTTACCAATCTTGTCCAGTTCCTGATCTATCACACCCTCAATCTCAGAGGCGTTACGGAATCCGGCAACGGCCCACTTGAGCATACTGACCAGCATGAATCCTGCGTCGGGTACACTAGGCAGTATCTGAGCAGCCTTGCCCAAGTAGCTGCTGACGGCAGTCAACATTTCTATGCGGTCTTGCTTGTCAGTGGTGTAGTCAGCCTGAGCGATAGAGTCGGCAGTCACCTGTACTCGCCATTCAAACCCATCCTCGCTCTGCAGCAACTGGATAGCTTGCTCGGCCAATGGGGCGTCAGACGTACGTCTGATATTAGAGCGTGCCAGGAGAATCTGAGGGTCAAAGTGCTTGACTTGCATCTCAGCCTTGATACGCATGATATCGCTGGCGAATCGGGCCACCTCATCTTGCAGCTTCTTGATGCGAATGGAGGCGAACTGAGCCTTGATCTGTTGGGCCCCAAGAGTCTCTGACGCCTTCGTGGCACCGCGGACAATATCGGCGATACCCGTCAGCTCATAGATTTGGCCCTTGATGACTTCACGAGCCTCGTTTAGTCGTTGGAGGGCAGTTACGACCATGTCGAGGGGGAGCCAGTCTAGTTGGCCCTTGAGGCCACCCTTCTCTGCGAACATTGCCCAGTTGTCAACTGGAATCAAGTCGTTGTCGAACCCTTCCTTGAGCATGCGGGCTACGCCAGCGGCTGACTTGTCGTAGACCCCCACTACCTTGCACGCCCGCACGAGCATGGAGATACGGTTGTTGATGCTATCCAGTTCCGTGTACTGGTCCTGGATCATGTAGTAGTCTGGCCGCGGTACAGTGTTGCTCGTGCTGATATTGGCAAACATCGGTTTCGGGCACGGCTCAAACCCAACCAGGCCTAGTGGGTCGTCAATCTCATCCAGAATTTGGTCGTAGCCTTTGGAGACCCAGATCACCTTCTTGGTAGCGCGCACCCAAATCTCGTACACCTCAGCCTTGGGGATGGTGGTGTCTTCAGGGGTGGAGCCTAAATTGATTGTCGAGTTGGTCTTGGCATTGAGAGCAACTTCCTTGCCCTTCTCTTCACCGAACCGTTCAATGAGCTCTTCACGGTCCATGTACACCTTGCGGGCCACCCACCTGCGCTCTTCCCAGACTCGACATGGAGACCACAGGAAGTCCTCCCAGAACACGTAGTCCACGCAGACCTGCTGGTCGGTGATCTGCTCCAATGGCTCTTCAGTAGACTGGTCTACTGCCCCCTCAGCGTCTGGCCCGTCAGGTACTTCAGTGGCTACCTGAGGTGCGGAGGGCAAGTCCTCGACGGAGTCACCGACCTCAGTCTGGGGCATACCCTCTTCATCAATGGCGTCAAGCCCAATTTCCTCCGTGGAGGTCTCCAGACGGAGCCATGCCATACCCAAACCTGGTACCAGCCGATCTTGTACGCAATGGCGCATCGTGGCGTCGAAGGTGTCCCTGGGGTCGTCCAAGTCTTGCGTGATTGACCGTTGGAGTATGAGGCCAGCTACCCTAGCCACCTCATCGTCATAGTCCTTGAACCGCCGAGCGACAGAAGGCTTAGGAATCTGGGCGTACAGGGCTGACTCAAGAATCTGCGCGTTGGCGAAGAAAATATTGAACCACTTGTCCCCCGAACTGACTGTATCACGTTCGTCCAGGTACTTCTTTGTGACCTTGCGGCCACGTTCATGGAATTTCTTGACACCCTTTTCGGCTTGGCCAATCTCAGCCTTCCAGCGTTCGATGGGGGTCATATCTCTTGTGGTTGTAGCCATTATGATATCCTCTGTATGCGGGAGAATCTCTGCTCGTTGTCAGTGAACAAGTTCTCCAATGAGAACTCGTTGGAAGTATCAGCTTGTTTGTCAGCGACTTGGTCTAGTGACTGAGACACCAGGGCAAAGTACCTAAACACGTCAGCGTAGTCGGACGCCCAATCATGTACAGGCCTGTCGGAGAACATACCCAAGTCATCGTTCCACTCGCGTCTGTAGCTTTTGAGAGCCTCGATGAGCTCTCCAGTGTGAGACTCCTCAATGACTACGGTGGGGAACACTTTACGGCATGCACTGATACCGTCTCTGACCTTGTGTGAGGGGACGATTCGTGGCCGTACACCTTCAGACAGGAACTGCTCCACGACCGACTTGCCCGTTTGGAGATTCTTTGCTCTGGCGTCATGGGGAAGCCACACCTCTCCAACCTCACCCGAGAACGAGTGGAGTTCTTCAATGTGGTAGAATATGTCCTGGCCAGTGGTGGCAGTACACTTAATGATGACTCTGCGACCTTTTTGCTCTTGCCATGCTATGCAGACAGTGGCGTCAGTGAACCCTAGGTCATACGCGAAGTGCGTTGGCAGGTTGGGGTCATACAATGTTGGTATATCGGCGGTGTGGAATCGCCCCTCTGCAAACATTTCATCCACTTCCTTGGCGAATATTGCCCCCTTGAGTGCTGCGTCGAATGAGCACTCATACTCTTGGGCAAACTCTTCTGGGTCCAACATCTTCCGCAGGTCGTCCAACTCGTGCAGGTTGATAATTCCTGACGTTGAGGCGCGGAGGGTGAGAGCGAACCAATCCTTTGAGTTCTGCTCTGCTAGTTTGTGAGTTTCGTAGAATAAATTTTTACCACGGGGTGTGGACGCGAATACCGACCAGCCGTTCCTATCTGACAAGGCAGGTCGTATGACCTGGCTGAAGACGGACGGTCTCCACATGGCATACTCATCATTGACAGTACCGTCCAGGTACATACCCCGTAGTGCGTCAGCGTTGTCGGCGCCCAAGACATGAATTGTGGCGTCGTTCTTCAGTGTCAGCTTCAGTTCTGACTCCTGTGGGGGTTTGGCCAGGTATGGCTCAGCGTAATCCTTGAGGTACGCCCACGCGATTCGTTTAGCCTGTGTATACGTTGGGCCAATATACGCCAACTGAGGCTTGCGTAGTGGGCACTGCAGGGCGCCATATATGCAGTCGTTGACCAAAGCCACCGTTTTTCCTGCCCGCCGATGGGTGTTCATGCTAGCGAACCGCTGCTGACGGTTGTGGAAGGGTATAAACCACTCTCGTGGCTGATACTCAATTGCCACTCTTTGGCTCCGACAGCGCTGGGGGGGTCACATCAATCGCGTCCATATACTTCAGCCTGTTGGGGTCCATCCATGGGGCGTTAATAGTGATGGTGGAGTTTACCTGCGCCTGGACGGTAGAGGGGATCAGTTTCGAGTACAGGGCAAAGAATGCGGATGGATTCTTGTCTGCCCACAGGGCTAGTCGGGGGACACCACCTATTAGTTCAAATGCGTGCTGGAAAGCATTCGCTGCTTTCTGTCCCCTGAGGGGCTTTGGCAGCTTCTCACCGTACAAACCCTTTTGGAGCAGAGTCTCCATTGCTGCTTGCTCCTGTACTTGGGCAGCGGTATAAAACCTTTCATACTCTGCTTCTGTCAGGGATTCATCTAATGGGGTGTCATGGGTGGTTGTGGTGGGTACACTCATGGAGGAGATTATAGCCTGGGTTTTTTGGTTTCGTCTAGAAATATTTTAATTGTCCCCACACCAAGAAATACAGATAATTGTGTCTTAATGTCAAAAGTTGTCCCAATCTAGGGTCGGGGCCAGTCATTCTTTTCGTCACCCCGTCCCGCCGATTCATCAAAATCACCAGCACAGCACATGTGGCATGTGGGTGAGCATGTGGGAATGCGCAGCAACCACGCAAGAAAGCCCCCAGACACGTGAGTGACTGGGGGCTTGGGGGTAGTGTGGACTATGCTAGCTTGGTAGCAGCAACCACGCGTATGAACTGATTGAAGGCCATCGGCGTGAAGCCCTGGTTGTGGGCAGCGATGAGATGGTGGCTGTAGGCAAGCCTGATTGTGGTGGTGGTGAACATGGTGTTGCTCCTGGGGCTTGCGCCCCTGGTTGGTTGTTAGGCTGCGACCTTACGCGATTTGCGGGTGGCCTTTGGTGCGACTGGCTCTGCTGCTTCGCTGATTGCGTCCACGATGTCCTCTACCGTGTCTGGCGCCTCTGGGCTGGCGATGATCTTGTCGACTGCGGCCTGGGTCGTGATCGTGGCGTGGTTGCCTGACTTGAGCTCGGTCATCTGATCCTTGGTGATCTCGATGTAGGCTGACTCGTTGCCGAGGGGAAAGTAGGCGTAGCAGCGAACCACGCTGCCGCGTCCCTGACCGCCCGTAAGCTTGAACGGAACGTCCGAACCGTTGAGGCTGAGAGTGCCTACTGCTGCGCCTTTCGGGGAAGCGTAAGCGCGAATGTCCACTGTAAACTCGTTGTTTGCGAGAGTGAGAGTGGCTTTGGTGATGAGACGGTATGACATGATAAATTCCTTTACATTGTTACAAGTTACAGCGGTAAACCGATTTGTTCGCCGCTGGTACCTATTCTATACCGATTTTCGCTGCCGTCTAATTGTATTTTTCTATCACGAATCCTATGCTGATAGTGAAAACCTAGCTAGCAAAGAAGGCGCGCCCGCGATGCGCGCGC